CTGCACTTCATCAAGGTTACAATCAACAGTATAGTTTCTATCGTCTTCGTTGTCTTTGTAAGTTAATTTAATTATATTATTAACAGATCTTGCACGTAGTTTAATAAACACATACTCAAGATCAAATGTAGTCAACGATTCAATATCAAACCCTTCTGTAATAACACAATTGTTTATTACTTGCTTGATAGCATTAATTACTTCTCTTGGTTCTTCTGTTTGCTGAGCAATTAAAAGTATCTTTTCTTCTCTAACAAGAAAGGGTCTAATTTTTATTTCTTGTCGAGTTGAAGGAAGAGTCAAATCAAATGTAGGGTGCGATAATTTAGGTAAAGCCATTGTGTCTCCTTAGAAATTCAAACCACCAATTACTGTTTTTGCATTATTAACAACATTAATAACATCACCAACACTTTGAGGTTTCTTCAACGCTGCAAAGGTTTGTATTGCTGTACCTGCTTTAATTAACGAACCAATCAATCCAAGATTGTTGGCCTTTCCTTCAGATAGATTTACTTTTGCATCTATGTTATGTATTTTAAAATAAGTGTATGCAAACTGAATAGGTATTCTCACAAGATTGTCTGTGTCTCCCCAATTGTATTGAATGTCACCAATTGCAGTAGGAAACGCTTCAAAAATATCAAACGACATTAATTGGTCTGAGTTTTCGTTATATGTCAGTAAATTGATATTTGCAGCATATTCAGATTTATAAGCATGTTCGTATGGATAGGCTCCAAATGCATCAGTTGTTAAAGAAGAAGGCTTATCATTCCATCTAACAATACCATTCATCCAACTGTAGAAAAATTTGTATATGTCACCAGTTTGGTCACCAATAAAAGAGCAATTGAATCCTCCAAACTGTGCACCGTGAACAACTTTTTCACTTACACCGTATCCATGTCTCATAATATCCGAAGCGCTGAGACTTACACCTGGAACACTTGCGCTCTCACATCTTAAGTTTAACAGCTTTGTTGTTTCTGAGAAAGAAGTACCCTGCAGAATAGGAGGAAGATTAAATCTAACCTCAAAACGGTTAGTTTTTGTATAGCCTTTTTTGCCTAGATTGGAATAGAACTCCCCAATCTTATTATCAAAATTAGATTTTTTGTTGATAAGGCCAATGAATGATCCAACAGCTGCTGCTGTTCCAAGAACATTCATTGCGGTGTCGTATTTTCCGGCCACTATCTGTTTCCTTTTGATCCATACTTCTTAATTTGTCTTCTTGAGTCGCCATGAACTTTTTGTACTGTAGATTTCACAAAACGTGCAGTAGGAAGAAAAAGAGCTACATCCCACTGTTCTGCAGACACAAAAAGTAACCTAGACTTAATGTGATTATTTAGATACTGTTTTACACAAGGTTTGAATAAACCAAACTTAGAAGAACTTTCAAGTATCTGATATGATATTCTTAGTTTTGTCGTATCATCATATTGTTTATTATTGGCAAGCAAATACAAGCTATCCATTAATCTAGCTCTATAATCAAGAGGTAAGTAATGGAGATTCAATCCGTAAAATCCTTCGTTTGTAATTCTAAATGGAAAAACTAACGGAAAACGATCATAGTATGGAAGTTCATATTTGGTTTTAGGGTCATATTGAAACATATACATAAAACCCGTTCTAGCTTTTGTAGTTAGATTTTCCCCTTCGGTTATCAAACGTGCAGGAGAACGAACTACAGTTTGTCTAGCCTGTTCTCTAAACCAATCTCTTGCTTCTGTAACACGACCAGGAAGCATCCCAGCCAATTTACCTTGTTCAAGTATATTTTTGAATATTTCAGCCATTATCGTTGTAGTCCTAAACTATATTCGTCCATAATCATAAATTTCCAATTCCTATCTAAGCAATATTCTTCCGCAGCTTTCCATTTTGCACTATTGATACCCCAAGTCTTAACTTCGGTAATGTAGCGTCTTGTTGCTTTCTTTTGAGGTACAGGCTGAATAGTTTGTGCTCGAGGTTTTACTTCTAAAACAAGGATTTCTGTTTTACCTTCAATATTTTGCTTCACCCAAAAATCAGGAAAATATCTATGAATTTTGTTATCTATTGGGGATCTGTAGGGAATAGAAAACTCTTCACTACACCACTGAACGACGTTAGGATGGTCGTCTAAATACGCCATCAGTCTCAATTCCCACGACGATCTATAAATAATCTTTGTAGGATCACCTTTGTATTTCGTAGGATTTTTAGGTTTAAAAAAGCCTTTATAACTCATAGGAACTATTTATGCCAGAGGATTTCAATTTTAACCAAGTTGCTGCAACAGTTAATGAAAAGTTGGCTGCTGGAGTAAGGGAAGCTACTGGCGCAATAAATGGAATTTCAGGTTCTATTGCAGCAACTGTAAGTCCTCTTGGCTCAGCAATGCAAGCACTTACAACACAGCTGGGTTCACAAATGGGACCAAATATGTCTCCACAGGGACTCAGCACAGCTGTTTCCCAATTTGTAAAAACATTAGATCAAACAACTTTGTTTAGAGGACTTCCTGCACCTAGATTAGATATTATTCAAGAAAAGCCTGAACAAACAAGACAAAATGAAGGGGCTGCAACTCTTAAATTCCCAAGTGATTTGGGGAAACATTTTGTTCAACTTACGTTTAAATCATTTAGTCAAAACTCTCCAGTAGATAGAGTAAAGAATGTGCAAGCTCTTACAATTCAGTTACCTATGACTCCGAACCTACAAGAAACTTATAGTGTGAGTTACAATACTCCCTCAATGGAAGTGCTTGGAGGAGCTGCTGATGAAATCCTTAAGAAAACATTAGCAGCAGCGGCTGCAGAAACTGGAGTTGTTAATACAGTTATTGCAACAGCCCAGTCTGTATCTATGAAATCGTTAGAACAGCTTGGTGGAGTAGTAGCTGGTACAGCTGCAAAAACAGCACTAGGTTTAACAGGAGGTATTGGTGTTGCTCTGCAAAAGAATATTGGAGTGGCTCTCAATCCTAATCTCGCCGTGTTGTTCAATCAAATGCAGCTGAGATCTCATTCATTTACATTCAGGTTGTTTCCAAAGACACCTAATGAAAGTGCTACAATCAAAAAGATTGTTAAAGAAATTAGAAACAGAATCATACCAAAAAAATTAGATACACAGTTTTTAGGATATCCAGATAAAGTAGATATTGACATCTATCCTTCTCCTCCATACGACATTAAAACTTGTGTTGTAACAGGAATGTCGGTTAACTATGCACCAAACGGAGTTGCATTTTTTAAAGGAACAGGAAGTAATCCTGTTCAAGTAGACATTACTCTGCAATTCATGGAGACAGAGATTTTTGTCAACGATATGACTGGCGACAAAGCACAATAAGGAATATAAATGTCAGGTTATTTTTCAAGATTTCCGTCAATAGCATATGGTAATACTCTTGCAACAAATATATTAGCAAGAATAAAGATCAACAGCTTAGTACGTGACAAAAAGCTGGTATTTCATCCTTACACGTTAAAAGAAGGAGAGCGCCCAGACACCATAGCAGAACATTACTATGGAGATCCTTACTTTGCGTGGCTTGTATATTTTGCTAACGAGGTAATTGATCCCTATTATGAGTGGCCATTGAGTCAAAGAGATTTTGAGCAATACATTAGAACTAAATATGGTACCACAGAGCTAGCTCAGGAAAAAATAGTATATTATCAAAACAATTGGTCTACTGACGAGTCAATGCTAACCCCAGGAGCTTTTGATTCTTTGCCAGCAGCTATCAAAAAATATTGGACTCCTGTTATTGGTTTCAGAAATACAATTATTTCATACGAACGTAAGCAATCAGATCTTACCATTGAAACAAATAAAATAATTGAATTAACTGTAGCTGATGGTACAGGATTTGCTCTTGAAGAGCAAGTTAAGCAGACAAGTGGGGGATCAGTTGTTGCATCTGGGTTTGTCAAATATACCTCGGCAACATCAGTAGTGATTGAAAAAGTCACTGGAACTTTTTCAACTTCATATTCTCTCGTAAATTATGATGGCGATGAATCAACCTCAGTTTCTGCTGTTACCACAATAAAGCAATCTCTCTCAGACGACGAATCAATATATTGGTCACCTGTCACAGCATATGAATACGAAGATCAATTGAATGAACAAAAAAAGCAAATCTATTTGATTGACAAATCATATCTTGATCAAATTGAGCTAGAAATGAAATCGTTATTAGCATGAGACAGACCAATCCCGGTAGCGTAAAAATATATGAAACAAAGCTGACTGGTATCAACACAGGAGCTCAGCTGGACATTCTGCCTCAAATAAGAATGATTAGTATTTTTGAGAGCATTTACACACCAACAATGACTTGTGAGGTGGTTCTTGAAGATTCGATCAACCTACGAAAAAACTTTCCAATCATAGGTGAAGAGACATTTAAAATATCTTTCAAAACACCTGGATTAGATGACATTTCTACGTTTACATTTGACACCTACAAAAACACCAACGTCAGAGATACACCAAATAGCAGAGTATCTGCTTACACGTTACAGTGTATATCGACTGAATCTTTGCAAGCAATAAAAAAAGGTCAAGTTAGTAATGCATACTATGAACCTATACACAAAATTGTCGAAGACATTATGGTAAGGTTTATAGGAACAAAAAAGAAAGTATTAATTGAAAAGACCAAAGGAATTGACAGAATTAATATTCCTAGTTTGTATTTGTTTGCTGCTATTGACTATTTAAAAGGTAGAGCTGTCAGTGCAGATGTTAAAAATTCATCGTTTGTGTTTTATGAAAACCAGCACGGTTTTCATTTTAGAACTATTGAATCGTTACTCTACACAAAGCGCAATGATTTTGGTGGTAAAGTATTCACATACGACAATACACCTACAATGTACGGAGATAGATCAAAACCAGCTATGTATAGAAACATTATAGTTCTTGAAAAATTTAACATAGCTAGCATAGTAAAAAATGTAACAGAAGGATATAGAAACGCTGTTAATGCTTTTGACATTATAACAAAAGAGTTTGAAAGAACAGAGTTTGAATTCACTAAAAAAGCAGAAGAGTTTATCGCATCAGACGAATTACCAACATTAAGAAATACTCAAAAATTTTTTGCAGATCTAAAAAATCAATTTGATGCTAAAGGTAAACAGATTTTCATGCCAAAGGATTCTACTAAAACAAGTGAATTCTTACCTATTAGTATGGGAAATAAGATGGCATACAAAGCTATGTTTGGGGACAGTATAACCTTAAATGCGTTGGTGTTTGGAGATTCAACTTTAACTGTAGGCGAAACAATTAAGCTAAACACAAAGAATGTTACTGGTATGACTGGCAGAACAACAGAAGAGAAATCATTAGCAGGTATGTACTTAATTGTTGGTCTTAGACATATTATATCTCCAGGAGCTGAACCTCTTCATCATACCGCAATGCAAATTATAAAAATGGGCGATTCATAATGACAACAGAAAAAATAGGTTCCGAAGGATTCAAATGGTTTTTTGGTAAAGTTGAAGACAGGGATGATCCTCTAAAACTTGGTAGATGTCGTGTCAGGGTAGAAATGGTGCACGATGTAGAAAATGCAAAAAAGATTAGAACTTCAGATTTACCATGGGCAGTTCCTATCATGCCTTTGCTTGGAGCTTCGTATAAACAAATAGGCCTTGCCCCAGTTGGTCCAATTGTTGGTACAACCGTGTTTGGTTTTTACATGGATGGGGAAGAAAGTCAATTACCAATAATTCTTGGTACTCTTCCTGGTATTTCAAACAAATTAAACGACGTTAAAGACCTTGCAAGGGAAATAAGTACATTAAACAAGGCTTTGCTTGGACCAGAACCTCAATCTGCTTATAGAGCAAAATACCCGTATAATAAAGTGTTTAGCTCAGAATCCGGTCACGTTTTTGAAATAGATGATACTCCAAACTTTGAAAGACTTCATCAGTATCACAAATCAGGTACGTATACAGAGGTGAATGCTGCTGGGGATCATGTTCAAAAGATTGTTGGGGACGGATATGAAATTATTGCAAAAAACAATACTGTATACGTTCAAGGTAATGTAAATATAGTAGTAAAGGGTAATGCAAACTATACTGTAGAAGGTAACATGAATCTCAATGTTGGAGGTTCAATGAATGTTACTGTTGGTGGTGAAACCAACGTAAGATATAACTCAAATCTAAGAGAATACATTGGAGGAGATTATTATCTTAGAAAGAAAGCGGGTCAAACAGATTTTACCTGTCCTGCTGATGTACGTAACAGTGGTACAGATTGTAGCTAAGGAAAATAGATGGCTCTTATACAAAGAAAAGACAGAACAAAAGATTTCAAAACAACACCTATTCTTTTTTCTGATTTTGTTACTAATGTAACTAAAGATCCCGATTCAAAAGACGTAATGAAAGTTACAAACGAAGATTCTGTTAAGAATTCAATAAGAAATATTGTATTGACAGATAGGACCCAGCGTTTTTTCAACGCACAATTTGGTTGTGATATTAGAAAAATGCTATTTGAAAACATTGAGCCAACAACCGAAGCAGCTATACAAAAATTAATAACAACAGCCATTGAAAACTATGAACCAAGAGCTGAGCTGTTGGATGTTGTTGTTTCTGGTATTGAAGAACAAAATGCTTACACAATTACCATTGTTTTTAACACAATAAATAACGTAGTACCAGAAAAATTAGAGCTAATTTTAACTAGGGTAAGATAATGGCCGTTAATACAAGCATTTCGTTAGTTGGGTTAGATTTTGACACAATCAAGCTTAATTTAAAAAATCATCTCAAGACAAATACCGCCTTCAGAGACTATGACTTTGAAGGCTCAAATATGTCGGTGTTGATGGATTTGTTAGCATACAACACATATCTTAATGGGTTCTATACTAACATGGTTGCTAGTGAAATGTTTTTAGATACTGCTCAGATTAGAGATAGTATTGTTTCTCATGCAAAAGAATTAAACTATCTACCTCGTTCATATTCATCTTCAAAAGCATCTATAGCAGTAGCGATCAAACCAACAACAAACGTGTCATCTGTATTAATTCCTAAAGCCACACAATTTACAACAAAATTAGGATCAAACAACTATACGTTTGTCACAGATCAAAACATTGTAATTAATACATCAAATACAACAACCGGAGCTTATCAAAAAAATATTGATATTTACGAAGGTGTTTATGTAACCGATACGTATGTTTACAACACAGCAAATAGTCAGCAACGCTTTGTTCTTTCAAACCCAACTGTTGATTTGTCAAGTATAACTGTTACTGTAATTGAAGATAGCGGGGCTACAATACAAACATACTTACGTGCAACCTCGCTGTTTGGAGTGTCTTCTACATCGAAAGTTTTCTTCATTCAACCTGCTGAAAATAGTCAATACGAGCTTGTGTTTGGAGATGATGTATTTGGACGTCGTCCCTTGAATGGTTCTGCTATTGTCGCAGAATATAGAAGCTGTAGTGGTGAAAGACCTAATGGAGCAACCACTTTTGTTAATGATGGTGCCATTGATGGACATACAAATGTGGTCATTACAACAGTAAGCTCAGCGACAAATGGTGCAATTAATGAAACAATTGAATCTATACGTTATAACGCACCTCGTTCAGTAGCTACACAAGAACGTGCTGTCACAACTAATGACTACAAAACAT